ACAGGGACTCATTGAAACCGAATGATTACAACCCGAACAAAGTTTCGAAGGAGAATTTGAAACTGCTTATCCAGTCTATTCTCACGAATGGTTGGACACTTCCGATTGTTGTTCGCCCAGACATGACGATCATCGATGGATTCCACAGATGGACAGTTGCTGGAATGGAACCATTATGTTCTAAACTGGATGGGAAAGTTCCTGTTGTTATTGTAGAACATAAAGAGCATTCAGAAGATATTTACGGTACCGTTACCCACAACAGGGCAAGAGGTACTCATTTGCTCGAACCTATGAAGAAAATTGTAAAAGAGCTCATGGACGAAGGCAAAACGGTTGAAGAAATCGGAAAACAGCTTGGAATGAGACCGGAAGAGACCTTCCGTTTGTCTGATTTTTCAAAAGAAGACTTCTTGAAGATGATGACAAAAGGGGTGACGGGCTATTCAAAAGCTGAATTTATCACAAAAATTTAATGCTGTTCTATTGTACATAGAACAAAAAGCGGGGAGAGGGAGTGCAACCTCTCCTTTTTGCATATGCCGAAATAAGATGATGGAAGGGAGGGGTGTCCATTGGCAAGGGCAAGAAGTCCCAACAGCATTGAAGCTGAGGAAATGTATAAGAGAGGGATGAAACTTGTTGATATTGCCAAGAAGTTGGACGTCCCGGCCAGCACAGTTCGGCGCTGGAAATCAACCCAAAACTGGGATGGAGATACAAAAAAGAAAAAAAACGAGCGCTCGCAAAAGAAAAAAACGAGCGCTCGCCATAAAGGTGGACAACTTGGAAACAAAAATGCTGTAGGAAACAAAGGCGGTCCATTGAAACCGGGAGATAAGATTGCAGAGAAACACGGAGCGTACTCTTCCGTATATTGGGATGTCCTTGATGAATCTGAAAAAGATATGATCGAAGATATTCCGATGGATGAAGAAATGCTCCTGATCGAACAGATTCAGCTCTTTGCCGTGAGGGAAAGACGAATCATGGCGGCAATCAATAAATACCGGAATATGAATGGAGAAGTATCTTTGTTCGGCTTCGCCAGAACTGAAGACAAGCGAGCTTTCAAATCAGATGAAGATAAACAGCTCTATGAAGAACGCATTGAAGAAAAGGTTGCTTCTGGAGATCGTCTTCCGGGTAACACATATAACATGATGACAAATATGGAAAACAAGGACAATATGATTGCCAGACTTGAAAAAGAGCTGTCAACTGTGCAGTCGAAGAAGACCAAAGCCATTGAGGCACTTGCGAAGCTGAGACTGGAGAAGCAGAAGATTGCCGGAGAAAGCAAGGGCAATGAGGTTGTTCGTGCATGGGCTGAAGCTGTAGTGAAAGCAAGGAGGGAAGAGAAACATGATGGATGATACGGCGTTCTCTGAGTTCCTTGACGAAAGCATTCCCTTGTGGCGTGATGATCCAGTCATGTTTTTTCGGGAAGTTCTGAATTTCGAACCAGATGAATGGCAGGCACAAGCAGCTAGAGACTTGGCTGCAAACCCAAAGGTAAGCATTAAATCCGGACAGGGTGTTGGAAAGACTGGTCTTGAGGCAGCGGTGTTCCTGTGGTTCGTTACCTGTTTTCCACACCCAAGAATCGTTGCGACAGCACCAACCAAACAGCAGTTGCACGATGTCCTCTGGTCTGAGATTTCCAAGTGGATGAGCAAGTCCGAACTGCTCTCTATACTTCTAAAATGGACAAAGACATATGTTTATATGGTTGGAGAGGAAAAGCGTTGGTTTGGTGTTGCCAGGACTGCTACAAAGCCAGAGAATATGCAAGGTTTCCATGAAGATAACATGCTTTTTATCGTTGATGAAGCTTCCGGTGTTGCGGATCCAATCATGGAGGCTATCCTTGGTACCTTATCTGGAGCAAACAATAAACTTCTTCTGTGTGGAAACCCAACGAAGACATCTGGAACCTTTTATGATTCCCATACAAGAGACAGGGCATTGTACAAATGCCATACGGTTTCTTCTATGGACAGCACCAGAACAAATAAAGAGAACATAGATTCTCTTGTTCGAAAATACGGATGGGATTCTAACGTGGTCCGTGTTCGTGTCAGGGGCGAGTTCCCGAACCAGGAGGACGACGTATTTATTCCGTTAAGCCTGATCGAGCAGTGCAGCAGTAAATTGCTAGAACTTGATGATGCGGACGGAATGCAGTTTGTATCATTGGGGGTGGATGTGGCCCGTTTCGGAGATGATGAAACGATCATATATCGTAACTATCATGGACATTGCAAGATAGTCCGGAACAGGCGAGGACAGAACCTGATGGCTACTGTAGGGGATATCGTACAGGAATTCAAAAAGATATACAGAGAACATCCAACGTATGAAAGCAAGGTATATGTGCAGATTGATGATACAGGACTTGGAGGAGGCGTCACTGACCGATTAAAGGAAGTCCGGAAAGAACAAAAGCTGTACAAGATGCAAGTTATCCCGATAAATGCCGCTGAAAAGATTGAGACTGATACGGCAGCAGGTAAAGATGCAGCTGAAAGGTACAATAACCTGACTACCGCTATGTGGGCCAGTATGCGAGATCTCCTTGATAACAAACAGATTGTTATTGAAGACGATGAGCAGACGATTGGTCAGCTTTCTTCCAGAAAATACACTATGGCCAGTAATGGAAAGCTTGAGATTGAACCAAAAAAGGAAATGAAGAAAAGAGGACTTGATTCTCCTGACCGGGCAGATGCCCTTGCGTTAGCATTGTACCTTGGAAAGATTAAGAAACATACCGGTAGTGCACCAAGCGTTGGAGCAATGAAGAAATTGTCAAAAGATAATTATTGGGGCTGATATAGCCAGAAAGAGAGGTGATAAAGATGAAAGAGTATGGACGGATTGGACAGAAACGCTGGGAAGGCGTGTTTAATGAAGAGTTTCTTCCTGAGCTGTCCGGAATAAGAGGCATAAAGACATATCGTGAAATGTTGGATAATGACGATACGATTGGAGCGATAATGTTTGCCATTAAGATGCTGATTCGCCAGGTTAAATGGCATGTTGAGCCGGGTGGCGATAGTGCAAAGGATCGAGAGGCAGCAGAATTTGTAGAATCGTGTATGGACGATATGCAGAATACATGGACTGACACCATCTCAGAGATTTTATCATTTCTCGCATACGGTTGGAGCTTTCATGAAATTGTCTACAAGCGCAGGATGGGAAAAACAAAAAATCGAAAAACATCAAGCAAATATTCAGATGGACTGATTGGATGGCAGAAGATTCCGCCCAGAGCGCAGGATACGTTGTACAGATGGGAATATGACGATAAAGACAACTTAATCGGAATGACTCAGCAACCTCCGCCGGATTATGGATTGCTTACCATCCCGATCAGCAAAGCAATGCTGTTCAGAACAGAGAGCATAAAAGACAATCCTGAGGGACGAAGCATTCTGAGAAACGCCTATCGGTCATGGTACTTCAAGCGCCGCATACAGGAAATCGAGGCAATTGGAATCGAAAGAGACCTTGCCGGACTTCCGGTGTTGCACGCACCAGATGGTGTAGACATATGGGACGATAAAGACCCTGAGTTGGTATCTATTAATGCAGCACTTACATCCATGGTCAAGAACATCCGCAGAAATGAATATGAAGGACTTGTTCTTCCGTTTGGATATGAAGCTGAACTTCTGAGCACTGGCGGAACCAGACAGTTTGACACCAATGCCATAATTAACAGATATGATGCAAAGATTGCTCAAACTGTTATGGCGGATTTCATCATGCTGGGGCATGAGCAGACAGGAAGCTTTGCACTGAGCGAAGATAAAACAGAACTGTTCGCAGTTGCTCTTGGAGCGTTCTTGGACATCATATGCGAAACATTCAATAATCAGGGCATTCCGTCATTAATAGATATGAATGGCGCCCATTTTGATGCAATAACAGATTATCCACAGCTTGCACATGGCGATGTGGACAAGAGAGATATCACGAAGCTGTCTACATTCCTGAAAGACATGGTTGGAGTTGGAATCCTTATCCCAGATGAAGACCTTGAGGATTATGTAAGAGAAGTTGCCAATCTGCCGGAGAGAACGTTGTCAGATGATCCTAGAAATAAGGATGAACAGCGGGAAGCACAGAGAAGGTCGCCGGAAAAAGAAGGCAAAACATCAGAAGTTGAGCCTGAAGAAAATCAGGAAATCGAAGAAGCGAAGAAACGGTTAGGCAGGTGAACATATGCTGAAGATGCGGGCAAGGTCTCGAATGATTAAAAAAAGCGTAGAATCACAGAAGGTTCTTGAAGCCCTTGATAATTATCTTGAGAGTAACTTGGACGAGCCGATGAAATGGCTTGTAAGGTTCTGGAAAGATCAGGCGGCGGTTATGCTGTATAAGGACTTGCGGGAGATTGTAATCGGAGAAGCGGATCCACAGAGCCTGTTCGACCAATGGTTCTCTGATTATTCCGTTTTTCTTTCCTCGAAAATGACAGCATCATGGGAAAGTGCTTATTTTGCGGCGTGGAATTCAACAGCTGAATTTGTTGCTCTGGAAGAAAAGATTAGTTCAGAAATCTATGTGAGAGATTGGATTATAAATCGAACGGGTAATTTAATTACGAATGTCTGTAGTGATCAGGTGAATGCGGTCCGCTATTTGATTGCAGAAGCCCAGTCATTAGGTATGGGTAGCGATGAAACTGCTCGATATATCCGGCCAACGGTTGGCTTGACGGAGAGGCAGGCAGCAGCGAATCTGAGGCATTATAACAGTGTGAAGACTCAGTTGAGAGCAGATCATCCACGCATGAAAGAAGAATCTATTGAGAGAAAGGCCAGGACAGCGGCTGCGAAGTATGCTGAGCGACAACAGAGATATAGGGCTGAAACAATCGCCAGGACAGAGATTGCACAGGCATACAATGCAGGAGCAGATGCTTTCATCAGAGAAGCCATGCGGCATGATTTGATGCCGGAAATGAAGAAAGAATGGTCAACTGCTCTTGATGAGAGAGTGTGCAAAGAGTGCCAGGCTCTTGAGGGCGTACAGATTAGTATGGATGATAGTTTTAAGACACAGTCAGGAAGAAGGAATGTAACAGTATTATTGCCGCCATTGCATCCTCGGTGCAAATGTGCGGTCAAATATGTGGAGGCAACATATGAAATCGTTTAATGAAATCATGAAGATAAGGGACGAACCGGAAACAAAAGACGTACCGGTTGAAAAGAAAAAATTTCAGATCAAGAAATCTGATGACGAAAAAATGCAGGCGTTTGGATGGGCCAGCGTAGCGCTCACTGAAAACGGAGAAGTATTGGAAGATTGGCAGCATGACATCATCGAACCAGAGGAACTTGAACAGGCGGCTTATAAATTTGTTAATTTGTACCGTGAGGGCGGAGAGATGCACGAAAGGGGCGGAGTTGCTTATCTGATCGAGAGCGTAGTGTTCACGGAAGAAAAGATGATGGCAATGGGAATCCCAGAAGGCGTCCTTCCTGTTGGATGGTGGATAGGCTTTCAGGTAACAGATGCTGATGTATGGGAAAAGGTTAAAAATGGAACTTATTCTATGTTCAGCATCGAAGGGGAAGCACAGAGAATTGAAGTGAAAGATGAAGAAACTGATCAATGAGCACCGGGGACGGTGCTTTTTTGATAAATAAATTGAAAGGAGGGAATGACTTGGCGACAAAACTAAAAGGCTTAAATGTGGGCAAAGTTGATTTCGTAGACTGTGGAGCTAATCAAAGAGCAGATATCAAAATCATTAAAAATAAGGATGGAGAAGAAGCTCAAAACCCTGAGATAGGTTTTTTTAAACGATTCCTGAACTGGGTTACAGGTGAACTGAGCAAGCCAGACTCAGAAATTGCGAAATCAGCAACAACATTCAATGAGCAGATCAACGCTGTCAGCATGGATGCAATCAGGGATGAAATCTGGTCCACTTGCTATGCACTGCAGAATTCACTGAACTCTATTCTGTGCGATGCAGAAATGGACAGTTCTGCGAAACAGGCTGCAATGGAAACAAGCACAGAACAGTTTGCGACGGCAATGAAAGGATATATCCCAAACTGGGCTTCAGGCACAGCGACGAATATCAGAAAGAATCTGGATATACCAGATGAAACAGATCTTCAGATGGTTATGAAGGCGCATAAGAATCTGACAGATATTATTGAAAAATCAAACGAAGATAATGAGAAAGGGGAATTGGAAGACATGCTTAAAATCAACAAGTCTAAAATGACCGCAGAAGAAAGGGCTGCTTATGAAGAGCTGATCAAGAAATATGCAGTAGAAACAGAGGAACAGACAGAAGAACCTGTTGGAAAGAGCGCATCTGCAACAGAAGAACCGGATATTGTAGATGATTCCGGAGTTACGAAAACTCAGAAGTCAGTAACACCGCCACCAGCAGCACCTACAACAGAGACAAGTGCAGACACCGGAGATGATATCTACAAAGGATTACATCCTGCTGTAAGAGCAAGATTAGAGGCTCTGGAAAAGAGAGCGGCAGAAGCAGAAGAAAGAGAGCTTCTTGATGTCGCAAAGAAATATGAGATTGTCGGAGAAAAGCCGGAAGAATTAGTGAAAACTCTGAAGTCTTTAAAGGATGCAGGCGGAACCGCATACAATGATATGATTAGCGTTCTGGACAGAAGCGTTGCTATGGTTGAGAAGTCTGGCGTATTTAGCGAAATTGGGAAGTCCTTCTCAGGCAATCCTGTAGCATCTATTAAGAAGTCTGCAGCAGAAAGTAAGATCGACACTATTGCAAAGGGCTACATGGAAAAAGACTCTGCTCTGACATATAGTGCAGCTCTTGCAAAAGCGTGGGAGGATCATCCAGAACTCTTGGATGAGTATGAAACGGAAGCAGGATATTAAGAAAGGAGTAAGATTTGATGGGAAAAAATTTTAATGGAACAATGATCAATCAGTCTGTAACAATTGCAGAAAAGGCAGGAGCTGATATTGCAGATGTCCGCAATCTTATTCTGAAATATGATGAAGATGGAAATGTAGTGATCGCCGCAAATGGAACGGCACCCCTGCTCGGCTTATCCATTATCGAAGGTGGATACAATGATATTTCTGGAGTAGAATCCGGAAAGGTTGTAAAAGGTGATGATCTTGAGATTCAGATCAAGGACATCGGATTTGCTATTGCTTCTGCGGAAATTAAAAAAGGGCAGGAAGTAACAGCTACGACCGGAGGTAAGGCAGCAGTTGCAAAAGCTGGCGAATATGTAATTGGCGTAGCTCTTAATTCTGTAGCTGCCGGTGGATACTGCAAAGTTCAGATTACAAAATATCAGAAAGCAAAAGCGTAAAAGGAGGAAATGATAATGGGAAGAAGTACAACAGCAGGAATCCAGGCCGAAATCGCAAAAGGCGTTTTTAGACCACACACAGCACTTACCAATATGGCATTGGCTTATTACCAGAATGCCAGCAATTATTTTGCAAAAGCTATTTTCCCGACTTGTCCGGTAAGTCTTTCTTCTGACAATTATTACATTTTCAGTAGGGAAGATCTTCTGAGAGATAACTGGCAGAGAAAACCGGCATATGGAAAAGTATCTCCTACAGTAATTGGAGAGGCAACAGAGACATATGTTTGCCATGTTGACCAGATGATTATGGGAATCGACCAGATTCGCCAGACTGACCTTACAAGACGTCAGGGACCATCTGTTATCCAGCCGAAGCAGCAGCGTACCAGAACTATTGCTGAGCAGGCAAATATCCATCAGGATAGATTGTTCGCTGAAAAGTATTTCAAAGCCGGAGCATGGAAAAACGAAAAAGAAGGCGTTGATTCAACAGCTCCAAGCACCGGACAGTTTATCAAATTCTCAAATGACAATTCAGATCCGATTGCATTCGTAGATAATGAAAAAACGGAAATGAATCAGATCAGCGGGCGCACACCGAACCGTATGGCTCTTGGCATTAATGTATTTAATTCACTTAAAGTTCATCCGGCAGTTCTGGAAAGGGTAAAATATGGTGGAAGTACAGCTAATCCGGCATCTGTAACAGAAAATGTTCTGGCACAGCTGTTTGAGGTAGAAAAAGTTGCAGTGCTGAGATCTATAATGAATAAGGCTGATATGGGAGCTGATGAAGATATGCAGTATATCGGAGATCCGAACGCATTTCTACTGGCTTATGCAACTAACACACCGAGTATCGATGAACCGTCTGCAGGTTATATCTTCACATGGGATATGCTCGGCAATGGACAGATGCTTCCGATCCTGAACTATCTTGGAGAGAATGGCACACATACCGAGTACATTGAAGGCCTTATGGCGACAGATATGAAGAAGACATCTGACGATCTTGCAAGATTTTATAAAGCCGCAGTTTAAGGAGGAACCTATGAAACTTGTTGCAAACAAGCCATGCAATCTAAATGGAAAGAAATATTTCATTGGTGAAGAAGTCCCGGTTGAAGAAGTGGTTGATTACGCCAGTTTAGTAAAGATGGGGCTGTTATCAGTGATTCATGACGCTGTTCCGGAGGATAATCTTGAAGAATGTGTTGCTATGGTAGGAGAGGTAAGCTTTTCTATTCCAATTGTCAAAGGTAACGAGACGATTGATTTGGACGTTACAGAGCCTCAGATGCAGGATGCAGTAAAAACTATGCAGATGAGTGCAGATGCTGCTGTAGCTCATATTAGAGGGGATATTGAGGACGATACAACGCTTATTATCATCAATGCTCTTGACTCCAGAGCAACCGTAAAAAAAGCAGCAGAGTCAAAAGCCAAAAATCTCATTGAACAGGAAGAAAGTAAAGGTGATGCCTGATGGCAGGAACTTATACATATGAACCTGCCATGATCACATCATATGGGAAAGACCGAATGAGGTTTGAACTTGGAGATGTGATGGTAGATGGAAAAGAGAGAACTTGTGCATTGTCAGACGAGGAATACATCGTTTTGTGTGATGATGTTCAGTCTGCGAAAGATTGGAAACGGGCAAAATTAAAGTGCCTTGAAAGCATATTCCGCAGGTTTTCTTTTGAACCTGATACAACGGTTGGCCCTACATCATTCAAATTTGGTGATAGGGCTAAATTGTGGCAGGAAGAATATGAGAAGCTGAAGAAAGACCTGAAACTTGCTTCCGTATCCCCATCGGCTATTCTGATGAATGCCGGAGATACAAGTAAACAGCCACCACCGTATTTCTATAACGGAATGATGAGCCATGAAGAGAGCGAAGGTGATGACATATGATAAGCCCATTTGGCCTAATGTATCTAAGACCGGGAAATTTATGGACGGATTTTGTGGTAAGACGAAAGAGCATTCGCAACATACTCGGACATCCTGTGTCAGATTTTGAAGCGAAAGGCGAGATATCAGGAATACTTGCTGAAGCATCTACACATGAATCTGAAAGGATGAAACACAGGTGGGATCAGGAACAGCATTCCTTAACCCACACTCTTGTTATCCGGGATTCTGCAGATGTAAAGCAGGGAGACTATTTGGCTACCGCAGGGAGAACCTTCCTCGTTCTCTTGTCTGAGGATCCTGGAAACCTTGGAGCAACTGGCTTAATATATCTCGAAGAAAGGAATGATCTGAAATGACACCTGCCGAAGCAGCAGAAGCAGTAAAAGTTCAAGTTCAGACAGATAAGGAACGGATAGAGCAGCAGGTGATCGCAAGATATCCAAGGGCCTCAAATGCCCTTAGAAATGCTGCATTATCTGTACTGGCAAATCCAAGCCCATCTCCACCAGGAAGTCCGCCGGGTGTTCGGAGTGGCAATTTAAGACGAAACTGGAATATGAGTGGCGGTGCGGTATGCATTACGTCAGGCATGGGATACGCTGGTTATCTGGAACATGGAACAAGAAAAATGGCAGCCCGTCCTTTTGTCGACAAGATACAGCAGACTGCATTGCCGAATATCATGGCTATATTTGCAGAGATAGGAGGCTGACATGCTGATTAATCATATTGAACGAATAGAATTCGATATGGACGAAGTACGCAGAGGAACACTCATATATGCAAAGCACAGAACATGGAAAGAAGGAATGTCTGGCATTGTTTATCATGTTTCTGAGGAACGGATAACAGTCATGTTCCCGAATGAGAAGACAAACACCCAAAATCATTTCTTCATACCTGTTTCAGAAGTTCATAAAAATGAGTGGGAAATAAGATATTCAAACGATGGCCTTCGCACAGTTCAGGAATACAGGGAGGCTGCGAATGAATCTTAGTGAACTGATTTTTAAACGTCTTTCTGCAGACGAAAATTTGCAAACAATGCTTGCTACATATGCCGGAGCACCTGCAATTTTTGACTCTGAGTTTCCGGCAGACCAACAGGAAGGATGGGAAGGAGCCACGCAGTATCCGAGGATATGCTATCGTATCGATATGCAGGTCAATCAGGAACGATCATCGGCGGGAACCTTGTATGTTGCAATGTATACGGATAAAACCAGTACAATAATCGAAGATATTGAAACAGCTGTGAAGCACTGCCTTCAGGACGTACTGATGAAGCCGGCAGGAGAAGCACCGTTTTGCGTGGCATGGGCGCGCACAGAATCGTATGCGATTGAGGGAAAAGAGGTGTGGTGCAAAGAAATGGCATTTGACATCCTCGAATACTCAGAGCAATTCAGCACGGATCCTGATCCGGTTCTTGCGGTAGCTGCGTATATCAAAAAGATATTTCCAGAAACAATTGTGCTTGGCATAGACAATGTTGGAGATTTTGTCGAAACCTCTAAAACGCCAGTGTTCTATTGTAGGTTGGCACATTTAGCGCATACAACAGGGCATTGCATGAATACGATTTCATGGTTTATAGGGAAAATCGCAGTACATCTGATTTATCCGGGAGCTGGCACAAGGTTAAAGACACTTGCATCTATCAATCAGAAGGTAGCCATAGATGAGGAGATAATCATGCTGGATGACTCCCCTATGACTATTCAGGGATTAGAACTGAATAATAAGTCAGATTACCTCCGAGAGGGACAGCTGACTATAACTGGTAAATATGGATGTCTCAGATGCAGTGTGAAAAAACATAATATTGCAAGAATAGGCATGGAATTCACAAATTGAAAGGAGAAGCAATGGCAGAAACAAAGAAAACAAATGCTCCGGAAGAAACAAAAGAAGTTCTTCCGGCAGAGAAAGAAACGGAATATGGGGTAGATGAGCTGATTGCCGCACGCGATCAGCTTTTTTCTTGCCCTGATTGCGCGATGGTGGCACTGAAACTGTCAAAAAAGAAAAGCATGACTGTTTCAGAAGCCGAGAAGCTTGTCGAAGAATTTATGAAGAAGGAGGTCAAATAATGGCGGAATATTTCCAGATTCCTGAAGTAGGTACAAAAGTTCGACCAGGAAGTTATTTCAACGTAGATAAGAATGGTGACGATGATTCTTTCGGGGCAATTGACGGAGTTGTTGTAGCTGTGTTTAAAGCAACGTTTGGACCAGTAGATAAAGTAACAGTCTTAGAGAGAGGAGACGATTACACAACAATCTACGGAGATGGATTAACGACTGACCTGATTCGTGAAGTTCTGTATGGTGGTGCAAAGAAAGTTATTTGCTGTCGCCTTAATGGAACGGGCGGAGCTGTGGCGAGCGTAAGTCTTACAGCTGCAACTGGAAAAGTTAAGATCACAGCAAAACATCCAGGAGAGATGCCATTTTCTGTAACTATTAGAAACCGCTTAACTGACAAAGACAGGAAAGAATGCATTATCTATACAGGAACTACTGAATTTGAAAAAGTATATTTTTCAGCAGGCGATAATGAAGCTGCAAGTCTTGTAAGTGCTTTTGCAAATTCAAAGAATTTCACGGCTAATCTTGAAGAATCTGCAAAAGGAATCATGACTAATGTGAATCAGACAGCGTTTACGGGAGGAAAGAATCCTACAGTAGCAACTGCCAATTATTCAGCTGCTTTTTCACAGGCAGAAAAATATTTCTTCAATACAATTTGTGTTGATACAGAAGATACAGCAGTACATGCGCTGTTACAGGCATTTCTGGACAGAATTTATGAAACCAGTCAGTTTGGGATTGGAGTTATTGCAGAGAAAGATAACAAAGATTTAGACGAAAGAATGAATGCGGCAGCAGGATTTGATGGTGAGAATATAGTTTATGTTCTCAATCCAAAAGTCTTTATCAATGAGGGAACTCTGGATGGATATCAGACTGCCGGCTTGATTGCTGGACTTATTGCAGCAACTCCTGCAAATCAGGCAGTGACTCATATGGTGATTACTCGATATGTAGATCTTGCAGAACCGCTTACAAATACTCAGATTATAAAAGCGGAACTGAAGGGATGCTTGGTTCTTAGTAAGTCTACAGAAGATGAGGTATGGATTGATGCTGGAATCAATACACTGATCAATCTTCCAGATAACAAAGATAAAGGTTGGAAGAAAATCCGCCGTGTAAGAACAAGATATGAGTTATTGTACAGAGCAAATGCCCAGTCCGACGCTTTAGTTGGAAAAGTCGATCCTGATAAAAATGGAAAAGCCACTATTATTGGAAAAATTCAGGGAATTATCAATGCCATGATCAAAGAAAAAAAATTAACAGCAGGAACAGTAACTGAGAGCACGACTTATATTGCAGACGCAGATAACTGTTATTTTGACCTTGATATCATTGATAAGGATTCTGCGGAACATATTTACTCATTCTATAAGTTTAGATTCAGTACCAATGCAGAGTAAAGGAGGAAAGGTGAATGTTAAATACAAGTGCTGCAACAGACGCGAGACATAGTCGTTCAGGTAAAGATGCCATGCTTTACAATGCAGATGGGGTTCCGTTTGCGCAGGTAAGCAGTTTTCAGTCGAAAACATCTTTTAATAATACCAAATATCAGCCATTAGGACAGAACAGAGAACTGGAAACAAACAATACTATTGGAGTCGCGATTACAATTTCGGAGATCGTTGTTCTGGATGGCGAATTATTCAACAATGTTGTTAGTGCGGTAAATAAAGGAGAAAGCCCGGTTATGACTTTAGATGGAGTTATTGAAGGGCGTAATGGCTCCCAGGAACGCATTACATATCGTGAATGTATCTTTAGCGGTGACCAGGATCTGCAGAATGTAAGTACAGGAGATACATTATCAAGATCTTATAATCTGCACTGCAACGGGGAAGTAGAACCCCGTTCATCACTGACAATTTGATATCTGGTCAACACAAGGGTGGCTAAAACTGGCCACCCTTATTTTTATAAACGGAGGAAAATAATACATGGCAAGAACTGCAAATATCGAAAATGAAGAACCAAGAACAACTGAAATTGATATGACAGAGGCGGAAGCCGAGGAAGCATTAAAGGAAGATATGAGAGCTAATGAAATGGATTATCTGAATGGTATTTTAGAGGCAGCAGATGATGTGGATGAAGAAACGAAGGAAATTAAAATCATTCGTTCCGGAAAATTGTATTTTGCTTTTTCTGTCCATGCATTATCAGATGATGATATGTATGAGATCAGGAAAAAGTACACCAAATACGCAAAAAACAAGAGAACTGGAATGAAAGTAACGGATGGAATGGATAATGCAAAATTCCGCAGTTCCCTCATCTACAATGCAACTGTAGCAGAAGATCAGGAAAAATTATGGAACAATAAAAATATTCAGGAAGCACTTAGAAAGAAAGGAAAGAAGATTATCAATGCACTTGACGTGATCGAAGCAGCTCTTCTTCCGGGAGAGAAAGAGAAAGTTCTTACTACACTTGATGAACTCTGCGGATATAACACAGAAGAAGATAAAGTTAATACAGCAAAAAACTTATAAGGTCCGGTTATAAATCAGCCCTGTTGCACTGGATATTCCAGAGACAGGGGATTAGACCGGATGAAGTGATGGCTTTGCCCTCTGGGGTCAGAGCCTTTCTTTTTGCCTCTACGGAGGTATGGATTGAAGAGAATATCAAGAAAAATGAAAAGAGGTGAGATTCTTGGCAGAAACGATAAGGATAGAGATTCCTGTTAATGTAGTCGACAATACCGGTTCCGGAACGTCGAGTGTGACCAGGAATCTCACTGCAATGGAAAGAGCGTTTGAGAGGGCAGACAGGGCGGCACAACGATTCCAGCGCAGATCGGGCGTAGCGGCTGAGATAGAGATTGAAGCAGACGACAATGCAACTCCTGTTCTTTCAGCTGTTGAAAATGCAACAGAACAGATTGACGGAGAGACGGCACAAGTTGAAGTTGCGGCAGATGATTCTGCTACGCAGACGGTCAATGCTGCTTCGGATGCTGTAGAAAATTTTGACGGTACTTCCGGAGATGCAGAAATAGGAGCAGACGATAGCGCCACCCCGGTAGTATCCGCCGCTTCTGATGCGGTGGAGAATTTCGATGGAATGAGTGGGGATGCCGAGATTGGAGCATCTGATGAAGCTACGCCGGTTATCCGGGCCGCACAGGATGCAGCAGAATCATGGGGAGGAAGCGTGTTTAATGCTACCATTGGTGTCATAGATGCGGCAACCGCTCCTATTTCTGCGCTTGCAAGTGCAGCAAAAAATCCGGTTGTGCAAGGGGCATCGTTGATCGGTGCCAGTTTCGGTGTGGCAGAATCGGTTAATTCCTTCCAGGACTTCGAGTCTATGATGTCGCAGGTAAAAGCTATATCCGGCGCAACAGGACAGGAGTTTGATGATCTGACCGCAAAAGCACAGGAGATGGGCGCAACGACCAAGTTTACGGCTACAGAATCAGCTGAGGCGTTTAATTACATGGCTATGGCAGGATGGAAGCCACAGCAAATGATTGATGGTATATCCGGTATTATGAGTCTTGCAGCAGCATCTGGCGAAGACCTTGGTACGACTTCCGATATTGTGACAGATGCGCTGACAGCTTTCGGATTACAGGCGGGTGATGCAGGGCATTTTGCTGATGTTCTTGCTCAGGCGAGCGCCAATGCCAACACAAATGTGTCAATGCTTGGAGAATCGTTTAAATATGTCGCTCCTGTTGCTGGCGCTATGAATTACAGCGTTGAAGATACATCTCTTGCGCTTGGTTTAATGGCAAATGCAAGTATTAAAGGTAGCATGGCCGGTACCGCACTTAAAACATCTTTGGCAAATATGGCGGCACCTACAGACAGCATGGCAGCAGCTATGGATAAATACGGAATCAGCCTTACAGATTCTGAAGGAAACATGAAATCCCTTCGAGGAGTAATAGATAATCTTCGAGGAAGCTTGGGTGGACTTTCTGAGACTGAGCAGACAGCAGCAGCTTCAACCATTTTCGGAAAAGAGGCCATGGCCGGCATGTTAGCAATCATCAACGCCAGTGAAGAGGATTACAACAAGCTGAGCACAGCAATTGGCAATTCAAAAGATGCGGCAGAGGGAATGGCTGACACGATGCTGGACAACCTTAAAGGCTCCTTTACATTAATGCAGAGTGCTATCGAAGGTACGGAGAATGCCTTTGGAAAACGGTTGTCTCCGTATTTAAGAGGAATTGCAGGTGGAATTACCGATATGATGCCTGAGATAACGGATGGAATCAATGCGGTTATGGATGTGGCAGATGATAAGATTGCAGGCGTAAAACGCAAGATCACTGACATGACCGGTTCTGATGAATGGAAGAATGCGGATCTGTTTGGAAAGATAGACATAGCATGGGATTCAATAATCGCAAAGCCGTTCGGGAATTGGGTTTCTGGAGATGGCGCGCAATTAATATCAAGCGGGCTTGGCACATTATTTTCGAGTGCAGCGGCTATTCTTCCTGGCGGTGAAAAAGCGGGATTAACATCTTGGTTAAGTGCAGGGATTCTTGCAAAAGGAGCAGCTACGGTTGCTCAAAAAGGGAAAAACATAGTGGAAACCTTGTCTCCTATCGGAGATGCTATTGGCAGCATCACAGAGGCAGCTGGAAATGCAAACGATGTGATGGACTTTGCAGGCAATCTGAGTTCCATGATTCCTGTAGGAGCGAAAGTTGGACTTGCGGCAGCGGGAATTACAGCTGCGATCATCGGCATTAAGCTTGCGATCGACAAGTACAATGAGACACAGCTGGAAAATAGTCTTGAAGATCATTTCGGAAAGATTAAATTATCTGCAGACGAAGTCAAAGATGCGGCGGCAGGAATACTGAATCAGAAGTACCTTACCAATGTCGAATTGGCATTAAATGAAGTACAGAATGCCGACAATCTACGAGCTGAAGCGCAGAAAGCTTTGGAATCAAATGATGTTCTTGAATTCAAGAGCAGAGTTGGAATCACTTTGACAGCTGATGAACAGCAGGAATATACGGATAATATTAATACTTTTGTTGAAAGTAAGATATCTGAACTGGAGAGTCGTACATTTGCGGCTCACATTCATGTCCAGACATATCTCGGAGGGACAGAAGACGGCCAGACATTAGCCCAGAACATCAAGGAATGGGCTAGAGCGGACAATTTAGAGCTATCCGATTTATCCAGTCAGTTGTCACAAAAGGTCTCAGAAGCCCTGAAAGACGGCATCATTGATGTGAATGAAGAAGAAGCTATTAGTGCATTGCAGGAGAAGATGAATAACATTACTGCCCGCTGGAAAGAAGCCGAAGCACAAGCGCAGTGGGACTGGATTAAACAGGAATACGGACATATGAGCGCTGCTGACCTGGAAAGCGGTTCGTTTACAGACTTGATGGATGAAATGCGAAGCCAGCGCGAGACTGCAATGGAAAGCATTAAAGCAGATACGACTCAGTGGTATTCGGAATTGGAGGCAATGAAGGACTATGGAAGAATTACTCCTGAACAGTATGAGAGCTACAAAGAACAGACTGGGTGGTATGTAAGAGGACAGCAAGGCTCCGAATTAGCCAAGAGTCTTGAACTTGGAAGTAATACCCTGAATGATACATATGGCGAGAAGATTACTGGAAACATCCAGACGCTTACAGAAACTGCACAGAATGCTTTGAAGAGTGCGGAAACCAGCTTACAAAGCGGAGCTTATGGTACGATTGCAAGCACCTTTGATAATATGTTTACGTCTATGGATAATGGAAAAGGCTTCCTGGGAATTGGTGCAAATGCCGATCAGAGAGCGCTAAACGAATTGTATCAGTCGATGGCTCCGGATGTTAGTCAGATGGGAAGCCTGATTGACCAGTACAGAGAAGCAGGGCAGGCAGTGCCACAAAGCCTTATGGATGGGTACAAGGAAGCAATCGAAGTTGGTGCGGCGGCAGGTGACGTTGATGCGGCTTGGCAGAATTACGCAAACCAGATTCTCGAATCTGGAAGCGAAGAAATGAAGAGCGTTTTGACGGATCCGAATAATCCGATGTACGAAAGTGTACGAGAACAGCTGCCTGATGAGCTTAGAACTGCAATTGACAGGGCTACAGCAGATACGACTGACAATGAAATTACACTTGAAGGTCTGAAAGCTTCTGTCGATGGAGATGTGGATATTGACAAAGATTCCTGGGTATCGACTATGAACGAAAAACTTGGAGATCTTGCAACTACTGAAGAAGTTACGGCAGAAGGCGCAAAAATCAAGATTGAAGCTGGCGACTGTCTCTGGGATATCGGAAATGCTCTTGGCGTTGACTGGCATAAGATCGCAGAAGAAAACGGCATTGAAGAACCGTACATTATTCATCCTGGAGATGAGATTACGATTTCAATGGATACCTTGAAGGCAGAAGTGAATGGTGATGCCGCACAAGCTGCAATAAGTGACGCTATGTCTGCGTTAACAACTGAGGGAGCAGAGTTTTCTGTTACTGCCGAAGGAGTTAAGGTGGACTTATCAAACGTTGAGGTTGATTCAGAATCAGCTACAGCGCAGATTGAGGCAGCCTTTGGCATGGAATCCGGGACACTTGCAGCCAACGGCATTGAAGTACAGGCAGGAGCAACAGTGACAATTCCACAGGAATTGGTACAGGTTGATACTTCTGGTATACAGAGCGCAACCGCAGAACAGACCGAAACGGAGCCGGTTGAGACAAATACAACTGCAAACGTTAATATCATTGATGCGACCACAGATGCGTCCGGAGCAAAAGAGCAGGCACAGTCAGAGGTTGAAAGTACATTCTCTGAATCTATGCCAGCAGACGGACATACAGATGTAACTCTCGATCAGACCAATAATGCTGCAGAAGTATATTCTGAAGTTGCAGGAGAAGTACAGTCTACCTTCTCTAATCCGATTCCTGCATCATGCACCGTTAATGTAACTCTTAACTGGCATATAACAAATCCATCTGCCGGAATTACAACATCTGGAAGAGGTTCATCCGTTACAGCTACTATTGCAGGTAATGCAGAGGGAAGCATCGTTACCGGACCGTTATTATCCTGGGTAGGTGAAGATGGTCCAGAAGCTATTATTCCTCTTGGCTCAAAACGCCGAGGCAGAGGCATGGACTTGTGGTTACAGGCCGGACGGGCATTGGGTGTCAAAGAGTATGCAGACGGCGGCATGATTGGTGATGTTCCGTTGTCAGGCGGTTCCTCAGACTCGACTTCTGGAGATTCTTCTGGTAGCGGAGACAAGGGGCAGGTTGTGATTAACATGAACCCTGTGTTCAATATCAACGGAAATAGCGGAAATGATACTGTCAATACCATCAAGGAAAAACTGAAAGAGCTGATTAATGAGATGTCTGGTGAACTGGCAACAAGATTACTTGAATCATATGCAAATATGCCAACTTAGGAAGGAGGGGAAACATGGAAGTAACTGTAAAAGAAGCAGCTAATAAGAAATCCAGCCTTCGTTTTCCTTCTCTTCCAGACAAAGAGATAAGGGTCAAAGGAAATGCAAAATATCAGAAATACGACATTATAAAACAGGGCGTGTTTGCATTTCCAACCGGACCTGATATAAGAACATATGAATGGGATGGATACCTCTGGGGAAGAGCCAGAAAAAAGATGTCCACCATACATACGAAGTGGCTGGATCCGAAATCTGTTATAAAGAAGCTGGAAAACTGGCGAGATAAGGGAACGGTTCTGAACCTTATCATTTCTGCCGGCGGCGGCATCAATGTTGATGTGACGATTAATAGCTTTGAATATAAGAAATTTGGCGGGAAAGGAGATTACTCTTATAGCATTTCCTTTTATCGTTATCGTCCGCTTAAAATCCAGACCACAAAGGACCTTGGCATTGATAAGAAGAAAAAGAAGACGACAACCCGAACGAACCTGAAAAAGAGTTCAACAGATAAGAAAAAACAGACATACACCATTAAATCTGGTGACTGCCTGTGGAATATCGCAAAGAAATTTTACGGATCAGGAGCAGATTGGAAAAAGATTTATGATGCAAATAAGACAGCGATAGAAAAGGCTGCGAAAAAATACGGGCATAAGGATAGCGACCAAGGGGATTGGATATTCCCTGGAACTATCCTTACGATACCGTAAAGGAGGTTAGATGGTTGACCCACTTAAATATTCTTATTATCTGGTACTTGTGACCGAGAAAAAGAAGAAATACGACATAACAAATTTTGTTGAAGATCTGGGCTGGGAAGAACTGGAAAATGAGCTTGCGGCGAAGCTGTCGTGTACGGTGAAGAACGATAAGACCACAAAGGGCAGACTCTCCAGCTTGACGAAACCTGGATGTTATCTGTACCTGTATTACCGATACAAGACAGGAACTGCACATGAAGCCATGCGTGGCCGGATTGTAGAGTGGAATCCATCTGCTAAATTGAGCAGCCAGCCGCTACAGCTGAAAGCTTATGATAACCTGTATGATCTGCAGGAGTCCGAGGACTGCGTATATTATTCAAGTGGTGCCCGGACAAAGCAGGTTATACAGGATTTTTTCAAAAAGTGGGGTATAACAATAAACAAATACACCGGTCCAAACGTAACTCATGGCGTGATAAAGGAAGATAAAAAGAAACTTGGCACACTGGTTAAGGACATCTTGGATGAGGCGAAAAAGAAAGGCGGCGGATATTCCGTTATTCGTTCCGTAAAGGGCAAGGCGCAGATTCTGGGAATTGGCAGTAACAGCAATATCTATCATTTCGGTGAGACCGAGAACATGATAAGCGTTTCTCATAAAATAAGCACTTCGGGAATGGTCACGAGGGTGAAAATTCTTGGAGAGGCAGATGATGATAAGCGCAGACCAGTAGAAGCTACAGTTGATGGACAGACGAAATACGGTATCCGGCAGAAGATCATTACAAGAGCCAAAGACGATAGCTTGGATGAAGCAAAAAAGACAGCAAAAGAGACTCTTGAAGATGATGGAAAACCGAAAGAGGAAATCAAGGTGGTTACTGTTGATATGCCAGTTATCCGGAAAGGCGACATTGTTCATATAAAAATGTCGACGGGATCCGGTTATTACTGGGTAAAAGCAATAACTCATGACTGCGATAAGATGGAAATGACAATAAGCCTAAAGAAAACAAAGCTGAAATCTTCATCTTCTTCCAGTTCTGGAAACAAGAAAAAGACTGGAAATTTTAGTGTTGGCGATACAGTCAATTTCCATGGCGGTACACATTATGTTTCTTCGGATGCGTCATCTGGCTACCAGGTTGCAGCAGGAAAAGCAAAGATCACGCATAGTAATCCGGGCAGCGCACATCCTTGGTGTCTGGAAGGTCTTGATTGGAGCGAAACACACCTATGTGGATGGGTAGATGAAGGAACATTCGATTAACGGGAGGTAGAGGATGGCATTTGATAGTAATGATGGAGTGTCGAGACTGGCAGCAGCTCTTGATAGTAGAATGAAACAGCACGCAGATAAACCCCTATGCCTTGATTTTGCAGAAATTCAGGCAGATGGTAGCCTACTCTCGAACACTTTTCCGATTGCGATTCCAAAGGAGGATTACAGGGTGTGCAGACAGCTTACCCTTGGAAAGACGGGAGATGCATTCTGCGATGTGCAGACTGAGCATTCTGGGAAAGCATATCTTCCGGAATCAATGCGGCAGTTACAGGCAGGAGATAGAGTGTTGATCGCTTGGGTGCAGGATACCGCTGTTGTGATTGATATAATAACCAGACCGGTATAGGAGGACATATATGTCAGAAAACAACTTATATCCGGTGGTGGATATACCGGAATATGAGGAAGAAAATGAAGAATATGATACAGAGTACAAGCCATCTGTGGCATGGGACTTAGAGAAAGGAGATTTCGTTTGCGAATCTCCTTTTTGCATGCTTAAAAGCGAAGGGCTCGAAGCATATAAGACATGGTGCGTAAAGGCAGTTGCTACAGAAAGGTATAGCTGTCTCGGATACGATGATGATATCGGTGCAGAGATGGAAGATGCCATGAAGGAAGAAGATGATACAGCTGTGGAACTGGCGATTGAACGTACCATAGAAGAGGCTCTGATGGTAAATCCAAGGACTGAATCCGTAGAGGATTTTGAATTTGAATGGGAACCATCTGTGGTCCATGTGAAATTTACAGTGTACGCAATACACTGGGAAAAATTCGATTTAGAAGTAACATTGAAAAGGAGATGAGAATTTGGCAGAAGAATTTGTAACTCCAGAATTTATAGATAACAGTGATCCTGATACCATCCAGTCGAGGATGATGAACAATCTTCCGGTTGATATTTCTGATATGCCGGCAGATTTTCCGCATGATTTCACCATGCCAACTGCAATCGAGATCTCCAGACTGATACAGTATAACCTTACCCGAACATTGATGTTGATGTTCCCAATGTGGGCCTGGGGTGAATGGCTTGATCTGCATGGAGTATCTGCAAAGGTTACACGAAAGCAGGCAAGCAGAGCTTCCGGGCATGTGACTGTTACAGGTACTCCGGGAACTGTGATTGAAGAAGGAACTGTCTTCTGTACGGAAGGAACAGCAGATACAGAGTCTATTGAATTTGCTACAACTGTCGAGGAAACTATTTCGGATTCCGGAACGATTGATATAGCTGTTGCGTCTGTCATGGCAGGAGCTGCCTACAATGTTACGAGAAACACTGTAATATTGCAGAAGCAGGCAAATAAGAACATCACTGCTGTGACAAATGAAAACCCCATCCGAGGCGGAACAGATGAAGAAGACGATGATACATATCGTGAACGAATCCTTGAAAAGCTTCGCTCCGCAGAGGTTTCCTTTGTAGGATGTGACGCAGATTATGTCCGTTGGGCGAAAGAGGTATCTGGTGTTGGTTCTGCTGTGGTCGAAGCTGAATGGAAAGGGCCTGGAACTGTTAAGGTTGTTGTTGCGGATCCGGACGGAAGTGCAGTCGGAGAAGAAACATTGCAGGCGGTTGAAGACTACATTGTATCTCCGAAGGACAGAATGAAGCGTCTGGCTCCAATTGGAGCATCCGTGACGATATCTACAGTGAAGGATATGACCATATCCTACAGTGCAGTGCTTGAACTGGAAAGCAATTACAGTATCGATAATGTAAAGGAAGCATTCCTGACAGCATTAAAGACCTACTACAGGGAAGCTAAGGACAGTGAAGAAATCCGGTATACGGTTGCATCTGCATTGTTGTCTAACACAGCCGGAGTAATTGATTTCTCAGATTTTCGTATAAATGAAAATACGAACAATATATCGGTTGCGGCAGACTATTATCCGATCACAACCGCGACGGAGCTTAATTTTACGGAGGGATAGAGATGCATATAGACAATGTTAATCTGGAACATTTTCCTACGAATGAGGTTGCTCAGAGGCTCCTGACGTATGTGACAAGAGGCTGGTACGATAAATCGTATGTCGGAAAATGGATATACGAGGTTATTGGGCTGGAACTGGAGACTGCAAGCAGGAGGATTGGCGAAGCGCAGAAGCAGGCATTTCCGGAAACAGCGGCATGGGGAATTTACTTCCATGAACTGACGTATGGAATACCTATCGACAGAACAAAAGACATTGATGATCGCCGAAAAGCAGTCGTGAATCGGCGCGATAGGACGTCCAGATCATCCATTACGCCTTATAGACTGGAAAACATTATACAGACCGTATTTGGGCTTTCTGCGAGCGTCTCGGAGCAGGTTGAGAAGTATATCTTCAATGTAGATTTGCTTATTGGTGCTGACTATCCGATATATTCCGTCGATATTCTGCTGGGATATATCCGCAAAATAAAGCCATCTCATCTGTCAATGCAGGCTCGATATGTTATTGAAGCCGCAATATGCAGTGAGAGGGAAAGAGTTCTATTCCCAGCGTTAGATATAGGAATGCAGCATACCTGGATGGAAGGATATTCTGTGCCGTTAATAGAAGTTAAATGCGAGATAACAGAAAAGCTTCCGGTCGGAATGACTGGGAATGTAATGATCTACAAGAACCTTAATCAGTGGAATGGTGAGTATAAATGGGATGGAACGATAAAATTTGATACAGAAGTAACAACGGAGGAATTGTGATGGAAGGAAAGGTAACAGTAGTAGGAAGGACGAAAATCCTAAGAGCCAGAGCCGGAGAGATCACTCTGCCTAAGATTGTAGGATTTGCGTTTGGAAGTGGCGGCTCGAATGGTTCAACAGTTCTTAGTCCGGGAGAAACATTGAAAAATGAATTTCTTCGAAAAGCGGTAGATGGACATACGCTTAAAACCAATGAAAACAAGTGTGAATATTATTGCACATTAAATGGATCTGAAGCCAACGGAAAGAGCATAAGTGAGATCGGATTGTATGACTCTGAAGGAGACATCATCATGATTGCTAATTTTCTTCCAAAAGGTAAAGATTCGAATGTATCAATGAGATTTGAAATTGATGATGTTTTACAGTAAGGAGATGATTATATATGGCGAACGTGGTTATCCCGGAGAATCCGGAGTTCAATGAAGCTTTGAGAATCATCGAGACAAAGGATCTGGTTCATGCGGATGTAGTAAATCCTATGTTTAGGACATTACTGCTTAATACTATATATCTCGAACGACGGGTAGCAAAGATGATCGAACGGATTGACACACTTGCGATTGACAATACCTATGGAGGACCAGAGCTGTCGGCGGATGCAAATATCGTAGATGCAAGCGCGCAGTTCAGCGTTATCAGGAAAACGTCGTCGACAGCATCAGTACAGACACTGTTTCAAAAAGCAATCGATAGTCTCAGAAAAGGACTCTATAGCTTGTTGATTAGAGTGAAAGTGAACTCAAATTCAAATAACGGCGGGCTAATCGAATTAAATGTAACGTCTGGCGGAGCGATATTGGAAACCAGAATTATTACTGCAAATATGTTTGAAAGAGCAGGAGTTTATCAGACGTTTGGACTTAATGTTGAATTGAATGATACGGTTACTATTACTGCGAGATTGCTGAAAAATAGCGCAAATATAACGGTGTCCGTTGATTATGTCATGCTTCAGCCGGCTCAGACAGCAATCACGAGTTTGTAGGCGGTGGCTATATGATATCAGCAGAGAGACTTGTAGAATTGCGGGCAAAAGTAAAAAAAGAAATGGCAAGGAGAAGCTGTGTGGAGCATGGTTCAAGCGCTTCAATGAATAAATTTGCTGCAAATTATGATTATAATGCTGTTCCGGTCACTGGGGGAGACATTACAGATGAACATATACAAAAGGTTATTGATCCGCTGCTTAATGTAGCGGATTTTTTGCAGAATAATAGCCTGCAACAGAGTCATAGTGGAGCAGATGTGATCGTCGATCAGGCGGAGAAATTTGTTGATACCCTTGCAAAAATAGATAAGCAGGCAAGTGATAGTGGGTGCAGAGGACTCTGTACGGGGTTATGTGTAGGTTCTTGCACATCTGGCTGTCAGGGATGCACTGGGTGTACTGGTGGTTGCGATACCACTTGCGCAAAGAGTTGTTCAGATGGCTGTTCTACATCCTGCGGTGGTTGTTCAGATGGCTGTTTTTCTGGATGCACACATACCTGTGGTTCCGGATGTACAACCGGCGCGATGACTACATAATGAGAGGAGGTGATATCTATGGCGTGTTCAAAAGGATGTGGAACGAGTTGTGCAACGAGCTGTAAGTCCACAGCGTCTGGCAACTGCGGCGGATGCGGGACTTCCTGCTCGCGAAATTGCAGTACGATATGTAGCGGCACCTGTTCTGGTACTTGTGATAAAACATGCACAAAGCAGTGCAATCACAATTGTTCGGACGAATGTACTGGATGTCAACGGACATGCGCAGATGATTGCGAGGCAGGATGCAAAACGGATTGCCTTCAGACATGCACAGCAAATTGTTCGGACACCTGCGCAGACTGTACAGGCGGATGCGGAAACAGTTGCTTTTCGACATGCGCAGATGATTGCACAAGCGGATGCAAGGGCGGTTGCAATCAGACATGCACAGCAAATTGCATGAACGACTGCAATACCTGGTGCGAAGGCGGATGTTATTCTTCATGCACATGGACTTGCGAAGGATGCAGTAATACTTGCACCGGTACCTGCTCCGGTACCTGTTCTGGCACCTGTTCTGGCACCTGTTCTGGTACTTGTCAGGGTTGTGATAATAAGTGCACAGCTTCCTGCGCTCAGTCTTGTACTGGCTGTAGCGGCTGTTCGGGTTGTGGAAATTCCTGTGGTTCCGGATGCACAGATAGCTGCATGGGAACCTGCAAAAGCAATTGTTCTGGAGGCTGCGGAACCAGCTGCGGAGGATGCTCTACATCCTGTGCATCAAGCTGTCAGAGTGATTGTGGCGGGACCTGCAGGAATCAGTGCTACGGACAGGCGACTACACCGATATATTCATTTAATTAGGAGGAAAAAATGAGAACAGTAATTATTAAAGTAGACAGCAAAGAGGCAGAGTACATCGAAAGACTGGACTACGAAAGGGGATTTACTAAAGATGTCCTGCAGAGAATCATCGAATCACATATGGAAGACCCAGATGTAATCAATAGCCCGGCATTTAAGGCTTATCAGAAACAGGGAGCGGAATTGGATGCACAGTTCAGCATGGCAGTAGCAGAGCTTGAGAAAAAATATATTCCGGAGATTCTTAAACATCACAAGACCAAATGGAATCTTGAGTACAAGACAGGAGAACTGAAAGTAGACATTCTGTGCAATTGTGAAATTGAGGGAATCAAATGAAAAGAACAGAACAATATTCCGAAAGGCTGAGCAGATTATATCCTGAGCTGCACGAACCGGTAGGGACAGAAAAGATTCTGACTCAGACCGTTACATTTCAGGTCACTGATGACTGCAATCTGGCATGCAAGTATTGTTACCAGACACATAAGGGCAAAAAGAAGATGTCGTTTGAAACAGCGAAGAAAATGGTTGATCTTTTACTGTCTGGAAATAAGGGTGTGGGCGATTACATAAATCCTCAAAAAAGCCCTGGGCTTATCATTGATTTTATTGGTGGGGAACCCCTGCTGGAGATTGAATTAATTGACCAGATCTGCAGCTACACGATTAACAGGATGATCGAATTAAACCATCCGTGGCTGACGAGAACGATGTTTTCCATATGTTCGAATGGAGTGTGCTACTTCGAACCGGAAGTACAGAGAGTTTTACAGAAATGGAATCAGCGCCTGTCTTTTTCTGTGACTGTTGACGGAAATAAAGAACTTCACGATTCCTGCCGGGTATTTCCGGATGGGCGGCCATCTTATGATCTGGCAATTTCAGCGGCGAAAGATTGGGTAAACAAAGGTGGATATATGGGTAGCAAGGTTACGATAGCTCCTGCAAATGTGATGCATGTGTACGATGCAATTACGCACATGATCGATCTTGGATATAACGAGATCAATGCAAACTGCGCCTACGAAGAAGGATGGCAGATGATCCATGCAACGGTTTTTTATGACCAGCTGAAGAAGCTTGCAGACTATATCTTGGAACACAATCTTGATATGGAGAATGATTATTACATTTCACTGTTCGAGGAAAACTTCTTTCACCCGAAGCAGCCTGACGACCTGGAAAACTGGTGCGGCGGAAATGGCGTAATGCTTGCTGTTGATCCAGATGGAATTATCTATCCATGTCTGAGATATATGGAAAGCTCTCTGGCGGGGCAGCAGGAACCATATAGTATAGGAGATGTGGATACAGGAATCTGCCAGACGGAATGCGACAGATGCCGCGTAGAATGCTTGAAGAAAATTGACAGGAGAACACAGAGCACAGACGAGTGCTTTAACTGTCCTGTCGCAGAAGGCTGTAGTTGGTGTACTGCATACAACTATCAGGTGTTCGGTACACCGGATGCAAGAGCAACTTATATTTGCGATATGCACAAAGCACGTGCGCTGGGAAATATTTATTTCTGGAATCACTATTATGAGAAAAATAATATCGATAAGCATATGGAGAATCATGTACCGGAAGAATGGGCACTTAACATTATCAGCAAACCTGAATGGGATATGCTGTGCAGTTTATAACGATTTTCGATATTAAATAACAAAAAGCGATAATATCGGAAAAATGTGGTAAAAAAGAGAGGTGTTTTAAATGATAAAACAAGAAGTTATCTTTAATGTCAAAAACCTCAAGATTTCAAAAACGGAGAATATTTTCGCAACAGAAGGCATCAAAAATGTGTTTACGGCAGTATTTCAGTTTCATTCTACGGATTGGGATGGGCTGGCAAAAACAGCTGTGTTTGAAAACGCAGAAGGAACGAAAGAGCCAAAGCTGTTAGAAGAAGACAGATGTGATATCCCGGATAGCTTTTTTAAGACTTCCGGGGTTTGCTATGTTTCCGTAATGGCAGGAGACTTCATGGTAACAAATAAAGTTGCCATTATCGTAGTCAATGCCGGCTATACTTCTGGCGATACCGTAGCGGAAGCTAAGAACTACTTTGAACAGATTCTCAGATATTTTGACGCAACAAATATGAATGTCCAGAAATACGGAAAGCTGGCTGAGAGATTCGCTGTCGGATTGGCAGAAGATCCGGAGAGTCTTATGGATAACGCAAAATATTATGCACATCAGGCAGAACAGGCGGTAATGGGAATCCCTGGACAGGTGGAAGATGCGAAGAATGATATCGATGCTTATGTAAAAGAAAAGGAAGCTGATCTGAAAGGCGAGGATGGAAATGTGTGCTTTGTTGAGTTTCGCATTCAGCCTCCTTGTCTTCTTATGCGGAATAATCCAGAAGAAACGGATATAGAGTTTAGACTTAACGGCTCTAAGCTCGAATACAAATGGAGGGATAGAGGTTAATGGCAAATAAAACAACAGGAAGTGGCCAGTGGACTAATATGGGAAATGTTACGACAAACCCCGATGGAAGCTACTCTGACTCTAAAACATACAACTTCTTAGATATGGTTTCATACGAGGGCGGCTCATATGTATGCCTGGAAAACGGGACGATTGGTGTGCGTCCATCTCCTGGCGAAAGTACAGACAGATGGTTCTGTTCTTCAGTACCGGGAGAAGCAACTCCAGATTTCAAAAACTTAGTGACAGAAGCTAAAGAAGCGGCCAGGACAGCAAAAGAAAAAGCATCTGAGGCGGAGACAAGTGCAAAGGCTTCAGAAATAAGTGCACAGGCGGCTTCGAACTCAGCCGGAGCAGCAGCAGCTTCGGCCAGAGATGCAGAGAATGCAAAAGATGTTGTTGCCGGATACAAAAGTGCGGCTGAAAAGGCTGCATCATCCGCTGCAACATCTGAGAAAAATGTAAATGATAAAATTGCTGGACTGGACAATACGTTTTCTGAAAAAACAACGAGTGCAATAGAAACCATAAACAAATCCGTAGATACAAAAGCGGATGAGATAAAAAATGAAATCACTGCAACAAAAAATTCTATGGTGGATGCGTCTCAGAAAGCTATAAACGACACAATCGATGCGAGAAAAACTGAGATCAATAATACAGGTGCATCTGAAATTAAAAATGTACAGGCTGAATCAGCAACACAGACACAGGGGATTAAAAGCGTAGCAGCTGAGCAGCTGGCAGCTATTAATGCAGCTGGTGGCACTTTAGAGAGTGCAATTGAGCGCTACTATGCTATGCGCCGTACTAGAGAAATTTATACGGTAGAAGACCTTGATCCGGATGTTACACAGGCCTGCACGGTAAATCGTTTAGATGCTCTGTCTGGTCTTACCTGCACACCGTCCACAAATATGATAGCTGGAGAAGACCAAATTGGAACTCTCGAAGCATTCCGCCCGATTGAAGTGAACTGGATCCTCGATGATGATGGAAACCAGAAAATTACTGCAATTGAAGGAATGCCGGGATATAAGACGACAGGAAAAGTCAATCGTGGAATCATGAACATGGGACTTTATTACAAAAAAGAGCGAAATGCAGAAGACAATGGCTGGCTGCATCATTGGTCCATGCTTCCTCGAAAAGAAGAAGGATATGTTCCGATGAAAGAATGTGTTCGTTCAGACAATACGGTGCAGGGATGGATGCTCCATCCTAAAGGAGCGGCAGTGGATATTGATGGTGTTCCATATGTAACCAACGGAAAACCCGTCAGAAACAAACCTTCGTATGCAAATTTTGCATATGCACGAAAGCAGGGTCCGGCATACTGCTTTGAAACAGATGTTGATGCCGCATGGGTTCTAGCGTTGACAATGATTAAGTACGGAACAAAGGACCTGCAGGCATATATGAGAGGATGCACAGCTTACACTGCTCAGTACAATGTCGCAGTTGCTGAAGAAAATACAAAGAGAGTAATTCTCACAAAAGATCAGGCGAATTATTTTGTTGTTGGTTCGTCGGTCAGCATTGGAAATCCAGGTTCGAACACTAACTTCGATAGGGGCTATAATTATATGCACAATATCGTTGATAGTGCAAAAATTACAGCTATTGAAAAAGTAGACGATACATATAGCGCTTTAGTTTTGGATGTGTCTGCTTCATTTACAACTGCAACTACTTATAAAGTAAGTACAATGCATTGGGAGACAGGATCCACTGATTCCGTACAAGGCTATGATGGAAGTCCTGTATCCAACACAGATGGAAAGAATATCTGCAAGATTAATGGCATCGAGATTCTTCCAGGTGGATATTCTGTGTCCGGAAACTCTATGCATATTGTTTCAACAGATGCAGATGGCAATACAGTCGATAAGTATTACCGAACCAATAATGCTAAGTTACTGACGACCAATTTAGATACGATCATAAGTACCTATGAAGAAGTGGGCATCTTACCGGAAGCATACGATGCATGGAAGTATGTAAAAGGACAGCTTGTGGACTTTGGTAAAGGGACAATGATTCCGACTGAATGGGGAGGAGGCGATAAGGCTTGGTGGGCTGATGCTTGGTATTGCGGCGGAAAACCTGCGGCTGGAACAAGAACAGGCCGGGAGCTCCTCCGGCGCGGCGCTCTGTACAGCGGCGGCATCGCTGGCCCGTCGTGCGTGTATGGCGACTATGGCCTGACGAATGCCTGGTGGTACATCCTCGCGACCCTTTCTCCTAACGCCGTACGGGGTGAATGGCAGGCGGCAGCCTGACAGAGGGGCTGTCCCCTCCAATGGCTACAAATGATTTTAAAGTAACTATGAAATAGAATATTTTTAAGGACTTATGAGGTCCGGGAGCTCCTCCGGCGCGGCAATCTGAACAACGGCGGCATCGCTGGCCCGTCGTACGTGAATGGCAACAATGGCCTGACGAATACCTGGTGGAACATCCTCGCGACAATTTCTGTGTATAAAAAATATGATACTTGACCTCATAAGCCGGCTGAAGAAGCCTATACTTGGGAATACCCGAAATACGTGATAAAAGGCCATTCCTTTCTCATGAAGTAGATTGACATCTGCAGAGTGGGAAGGGGAGACTGGCAGGTGCGCTGTCAGCCGGGGCTAGTAGACAACCGAAAGTCCCTGAATCACACAGAAAGGAAAATGCCTTTATGAAGAAATGCTGCAAGAATGTAAATATTTTAGCAGATGATTTTATTGAAGATCCAATTTATGAAGCACTTGACGAAAAATGGAAACGGCCAGATGTGGCAAAGTATCTGCATGGTCGCACAAGTTCAATGAGTTTGCAGGCTATGAAACGATTGCTTCGGGACACAGACGAAAGAGATCTCATGGTATCTGGTCTGGTCCGTACAGTGGCAGAAAGTCTCAGATATGAAATCCGGAACAGAGAGTTGAAAGTAGAACCTATTCAGTATGGTTGGCGGCGAGATGGAATAAACGGAAAGCTTCGAGAAATCGGAGTGGAGAGTGTAAAACAGCTTATTCTTGACGAAATAGCCAGCGAAGGACTGGATGAACTCTGGAGAAGAAAACTGGGCTATCATCAATATGCAAGTATCAAAGGAAAAGGACAGCTCGGAGGAAAAAGAGCAATAGAGCATCAGATCAGAAAGAAATATGCTCAATCTCGGTATGCCTGGAAGGGCGATGTAAGGAAATGCTATCCATCGGTTGATACCCGTAAATTGAAACGTATGTTGGAACATGATGTGAAGAACGAAGTCCTTCTGTATCTTGTGTTCTTTCTGATAGGGACATACAAACAGGGGCTTAATATCGGCTCCGGTTTGTCACAGTTTCTGTGCAATTATTACCTGTCTAAAGCCTATGTGTATGTACTTAGCCTACATAAGACCAGAAAGCACCGAGATGGTACGGCTGAAAGCAAGAGACTTGTATTTTTCTGTATATTCTATATGGACGACATCCTGCTCATAGGAGCCCGGGAAGCTGATGTTAAGAGGGCGGCTCGGGCGTTAGAAAAGTACCTGTTGAAAGAGTACGGACTCACAATAAAACCGGATGCAGACCTATTCCCGATTGATTATCGCATTAAAACCGGAAATAAATATGAGAATTACAGAGAAAAAGATAAGGCAGAAAGGCGTGGAAAACCGATAGATATGATGGGCTATGTAATTTACAGGGACCACACAGAAATCAGAAGCAAGATCTTTCTGCGGGCAAGGAGAGCTTATTCAGTAGCTTGGTACTGCATGAAGAATAGAGTTGAAATCCCTCTGGAGATTGCTTATAAATGTACCAGTTACTATGGATGGTTTAAGCATACCGATTCCAAATACGTCAAAGATAAATATAACATTGATGCTGTTTGCGCAGCTGCAAAAAGGAGGATCAGCAAGCATGCAAAAAGCGAAATATATGGAACGTCAGCCAGAAGTGCGCTGGCAGCCTGTCAATAATGGCATGGTAGATGTCACACTGTGCCTGAATGAGCAGAAAGTGACAATTGAACAGGGACAGATGGAAGACTCTGCAAAGCAGATGATGTATGAATATGATTATCACCAGTTCAGGGAGTCTGCAGATAAGATCAATGAAGAAACGGTAAGAGCGTCCCCTGCGAAGTATATGTCCTATGTTCCGGAAGTCGAAAAGAGCTTGGAAGAGCAATTTGAAGAATTGAAAGCATCGAACGAAATGCTTACAGGATGCGTTCTTGAGATGTCAGAACTGGTATATCAGTAATGATGAGACTGTTGAGTAACTTTATTATATTATTACAGAATGATGGAGGAAAAGAAATGATAGCAATGTTATGGGCACAGCAGATTATGCTTGGAAAGAAAACTTATGCAGAGGTACCGAGACTTTTGAAAGCAAAGGTAAAAGAAATCCTGGAAGATTCCGGAATGGGAGAACTGGCAAAAGAAGAATGACGAAACTGCAGATAATAAGTAAACAATGGTCATTGATTTATGATCTTCTGCTACTTAATAAGGGGGAGAGTGAAAGAACCCTTGATGAGATTGAACGGGATATGGATACATTGGAATTTCATTGTAGAAAGTATGTCGAAGCAGATGATGAAGAATTGATGGCATGAAAAGGGCCTGAGCAGGCTCTTTTTTTAATGGAGGTAAAACTATGCACAGCCAAAGAAGCCCACCGTAAGAGCAATATAGAAGCTTTAGAAATTAAATACGGAGGTATTGGAATGACGTTAAAAGAGATTTTGGAAGCTGGTGGGGGAATCCTTTTTGTTGTTCTTACATTAGTACAGGTAGCGCCAATTAAGGTAAATCCTTGGACAGTATTGGGACGATCAATTGGTCGCGTACTGAACAAAGAAGTCATGGACAAAATCGAGGAGGGAAACGCTAAGAATGCACGTTACAGAATTATTCGATTTAATGATGAGGTTAAGCATGATGTAAAACATACAGAGGAGCATTTTGACCAGATTATTGAAGATATTGATACTTATGAAAATTATTGTAGCGATCATCCTCACTTTCCAAATGGAAAAGCAGTTCATTCGATTTCGAATATCAGGAAGATTTATGATAAATGTAGTGATGAACATTCTTTTCTGTAAACACTGGAGGCGGCAGGTAAAATGAAAAAAAGATTAAAAAAGATAGTTTCGGCGATAAAGAAAGTCGGAACATTGAACCTGGTGCTGATGTTTGTCGGCGCTTTTTTTATATGGTTCAACTGGCAGATGATTTTGCTGTACAGACAGTGTGATAGCATGCCGGAAACATATGCCTGCGCAGTTGTGGCGGCAACGATTGGAGAGTGCGGGATATGCGGTTGGATCCGAACAAACAAAGACAAACAGCAGGATCGGAAATGGCAGAAACAGGATGAAAAAGAAGGACGAGAACAAAATGATTCCGACATGAATGTCGGGAACATAGATGAGGAGGATAATTTATGACATTAGAATGCTTTTTATTGTTACTTATGATCGTATCGATTCTTACAGGGTTATTCACTGAAGGAATCAAGAAGTTGCTTGAAGAGTCGAAAAAAACCTACAAGGCAAATTTCCTTGCAGGAGGAGTGGCTGTAGTTTTATCAGTGCTCGTAGGAAGCGGATATATTATTTTGATGGATGCGCAGATAAACAGCAAGATGGCAGTATACCTTATTGCGCTGATCCTGCTTTCATGGCTGTCTGCAATGGTTGGATATGATAAAGTCATTCAGTCACTTGGACAGATCAAACTCCCGAATAAGAATGAGTAGTTAGGAGCCTGTTTTAAGGCTCCTTTTTGTGAGGTGGACTTATGGATAAGCAAAATATAACTGTATTGAGAAAAATACTGTACGCAGTGGAATCCGGAGATCAGGTATATGGTAAGCAGGATTATTCCTGCTTTGCCGGGGTCGGAGCGAACTGTAGCAATGAAAAAGCTATTACGATCGGTGCGGGCCAGTGGTACGCAGGAGAAGCAAAAGAACTGTTATACCGGATTCAGAGAGCAAACCCGAAGCTATTCAAAGACATGGATAATGCAGGTATGGAAAAAGACCTGCTGATGAAGAGCTGGGATACATACGCCGTAACAGCAGAATCTGCGAAAGGAAAATGTATCGTAGACATTATCAGCACTGACTTGGGGAAGAAATGCCAGGATCAGTACATGGAAGACCAGATACAAACGTATATTCCGATCATTGAAAAAGCATATGGAACCATGGAAGATTCAGCCATGATGGAATGCATTAATGTCCTGCACCAGGGCGGCTTTGACGCATTGAAAAGAATCTTGTCTAAAACTCCAGAACCATATACTGCAGACAAGATTTATGTAACACTGTGCCGGGATCCGGTAGACCCGACGCCGAACCAGGTAGGGGATTACACAGACAGGCAGAAAGCTGTCATAAACATGATTCATACATATGCTGATAGCACAGAGAAAGAAGGTATTGAAATGACTAAGACAGAAAAAGCAATAAGACAGATGGAGACATGGGCGAAAGATGATTCTCATGGCTACGATCAGGATTATCGTTGGGGAGAAAAAGGAGATTACGACTGCTCCTCGGCTGTGATCCAGGCATGGCAGAACTCCGGAGTCCCGGTTAAGTCTGCTGGTGCTACATACACAGGAGATATGAAGAATGTATTCTTGAAAAAAGGATTTGTAGACGTAACGAGCAAAGTTAACGTAGCAACCGGATCTGGTCTGCTTAGAGGAGATGTTTTGCTGAATGAAGCACATCATGTAGCCATGTATTGTGGAAATGGCAAAGAGGTAGAAGCCTCGATCAACGAAAAAGGTACCGCTCATGGCGGCAAACCGGGAGATCAGACGGGCAAGGAGTTTTTGATCCGGAGCTATCGGAATTATCCTTGGAATTGCGTACTCAGATACAAAGAAAGCACTTCTGGTTCTGCAACGGTAACATCTGATGTTGAAAAGAAGCAGAATACTGTAGCCTATGTAGCGAGATTTACAAAGGACTGCAAATGCTACAGTGTAGCCGGTAAGACTCAGGCGAAAATGTTCCCAGTGATTAAAAAGAATGCGGTTGTAGATGTGATGAAATACACCGAAACCGTAAATGGCAAAAAGTGGTATTTTATCCGGATTCCACATTCGACAGAAGGATTCGTAAGAGAATTTGTTCCGGCCGGATATTTCAAGAAGTTGATTTAAAACAGACGGCGTCTTCTAAAATCACATTAAAATATATCACATCAAAAGGAACTCTATAAAGACGGAGTTCCTTTTGAATAAACCGCTAATTATATTTTATAATATTATTCCTCCCCTATCTTTTCTTCGTATTTTTTTATGAGCCATTCCGGGACCGGTTCGTCTCCGTCGTCACCCCTGTATTTGATCGGGTCAATATTGTTTGTGAAACACCACTCCCAGCTGTTATAATCGTCGCCGTCTTTTGATACGATGTAGAATATATCATATTCGCCATCCACAAATGCTATCGTATCTGTTGCATTCATTGTGTACAGCATGATATACATGTTTCTCCTGTATGCGTACGCCATTTCTAGCGGCGAATCTTCACCGCCCAGAAATTCCATGAACATTTCAACGTCGGAAGATTCTTTCGACAATTTGTTATAATAATCGTAGACTTTTTCATCCCATCCGTCCGGGAAAAGTTTACGTTCTTTTATTTTCTCGTTATCTTCTTTAGCCATTTTGTAAATGGTTTCAAGTTTTACTCTCTTAATCATTTTACACGCCTCCTATTTCACTTCGCAATCTTCCAAGACAGCTCGCTCTAACAACTGTCTCACATAATCCGGACATTTGCTTTTTCCGGATTCCCAGTTTTCAAGTGTCCTGAGCGGTATGTTGTACCTCCTTGAGAATTCTGCTCGGGATATCTTTAAGTGTTCACGCATTTCCATGGTGGACATATTTTCTTTTTGCTTCAGATCATCTTCCATAGATCCTTTTGTTTTGTAAGACATGAATCCTACCGCGGATGGGAAAATACGGGTGTAAGTGGTTTTGTTTTCGTCAATCCATTTAATACTCACATATACTTTTGCACATAAATATGGCCATTCCGGACTTAATATAGTACCGTCCGCATATACACAAACATCACATTCTTCAGCGATAGAATTATCATATATGATACGATCGACTTCTTCTTTAAAGAATTTCGCACGGCAATAGGCCACGATATCGTCTAACTGGTATCCGTCGCATTCAGGTATAAAACTTTTGATCTGTTTTCGCT